CCTCATAGTTGCAATCACCCTGCGTCGTATGTAACGACAAAATGATTCTTCGGAAGTTTTCTGTTCCGTGCTCTTTGATTCTTTCTTTGAGAAGTTCACTTGATCCATAATATGTTTTCCAGTCAGACTCTTTGCGTTGGCGTCTTGCCTTGCCTTTGACTTTTCTTATGCTGTGAAAGTATTTTCGACCAATATAAAGTTTTCCATCACTCAGCGATTCTATACAGTACACGAAACCAACGAAGATACCGATGTCAGCAGATGTGAAAGGTTTGTTATTGAAGATCCAGGGATTATCGTATTCAGTCGTCTTCGAAGTCAAGTTCATCAAAGAACTCATCATCTTCTTGAACATCTACTTCTTCTTCCACATCAGTCAAATCAATATCTGCTCCGCAGAATGGACAGTACATTGGCTCATTATGATTAGCGATGCCATCAATGTAGTTGATTTGATAATCTGCACCACAAGAATCACATACAAGTTCGTACACGATTTCAGACATAGTAATTACTCCGTTGGTTTATTATGGTTATTTATTATTATTGATATGCTTCATCCCACTTGCCTTTGAGACCAGCAACTTCATACTCAGTTACTCGATTCTCAAAGAAGTTCGTATGATCCGCACCATTCAATACCCATTCCAACCACGGTAGTGGATTGTCCTTTACACCATAGTTTGGTTTCAACCCCAACTGCAACAAACGACGATCGGTAATGTAACGAATGTATTGTTTAACCTCGTCTTGAGTCAACCCTTCAATCTCGCCGATCTTATATGCAAGTTCAACAAACTTGTCTTCAAGTTTAACTGCTTGTCTTGCCATCTTGTAGATCTCTGACTTGAATTCATCATCAACAACACGAGAATGTTCATTACAAAATGCTTTGAACAGCTTAGAGTTGCCTTCAACATGCATTGATTCATCACGAATAGACCACTCTACAACCTTGCCCATGCCTTTCATCTTACCAAATCGTTGGAAGTTGAGTAACATAACAAACGAAGCAAACAATGCAACACCCTCGTTGAATACAGACTTAGCAAGTGACAGAGCAAGACCACGCTGAGTGTGTGGATCGCTATCCATCATAAAGTCAACCTTGTCGGTCATCTCCTTGTACTCAAGGAACGCATGATACTCAGAGTCAGGCAAACCAAGTGTTTCATTCAACAATGCATAGGCACGCTGATGGATACCCTCACGAGCAGCAAACGAACCAAGCATGTTGCGAATTTCGTTGTTCTTAAACTTGGGAATGAATTGATCATAATAGTTCTGACCAACTGCTACATCTGACTGAGTAAACAGACGAAGGATATTTGTGATGTAATCCTTTTCGGTTGGAGTTACCTTACCACCCTTCCAGTCAGTGACATCTTCACCAAGATCAATTTCATCTTCAATCCAGTGTGCCTTTTCATGGCGAGTTGTCACTTCAACTGCCCATGGATAATAGAATGGCTTGTAGGTTTTAGAGAACTCCATCAAACCACCAGACTGTTTCTTGACGAGACCATCACCAATCTTCATCAACTCAGTATAACCACCGATGTTCTTACCATCAATGATGATCTGCGGGACAGTTCTTGCTCCATTGCATCGTTGCATAAACGCAAGAACCTGTTCTTCGTTATACAGTTTGTTTTCGGTGTAACTGAAACCGTGCTGCGTCAACCAAGTCTTTGCTTGTACGCAGTAAGGACAGTTGTCCTTTGTATATACTTCAATCTCAGGCGTGGCAGCTAGTGCATTCATCTTCTGATACCTCTACGAATTCTTTTAGTCTTTCTCTTTCGATCTTTTGTGCTACATTCTCGGCACGATTGCTTGTTTCTGTTCTTAGATAGTATAACCCCTTGCATCCATAACGCCAAGCATCAAAGTGTACCTTATGTAGATATGCTTTAGTTGCTCCAGCGGGGAAGAAGATGTTTAGCGACTGCCCCTGACAAAGATACTTCTGCCGTTCTCCACCTTGGCGTACAACCCAATCCTGGTCAATCTCAATTGCAGTCTTAAACACTGCCTTCGATTGATCGTCCAACCAGTCAAAGTGTTGAACGGATCCACCGTTGGTGATAATTGACGACCAAGTCTTGTCGTCATTCCTGCCAAGTTTTTCAAGCAATGCCTCCAGATATTTGTTCTTTGTTAGATGCGAACCAGCACGAGTACGAGAGGTGAATGCGTTTGCCTTCCATGGTTCAATTGAAGGTGAAGTTCCACCAATCAACGAACTGTTTGCATTTGGCGCAATAGCAAGCAGGTGTGCATTGCGTACACCATAACCAACCATGTCTGGTGCTTCACCACGCTCCTTTGCCATTGCCATTGATTCAAGCACCGCATCGTTTTGAATGCGCTTGAAGATCTCTTTATTTACAGCAAGTGCCGCTTCAGATTCGAAGGCAATTGAGTGTCGTTGGAGATAGGAGTGGTATCCCATTGCACCGAGTCCGAGAGATCTTTCTCTTTCGGCTGAGTATCTTGCTCGGCTGATTGTGTCTGGTGCGTTGTCGATGAAGAACTGAAGGACATTGTCCAAAAATCGAATAAGGTCCCGAACCATCGATGTGTCTTTCCACTCATCATATTTCTCCAGATTTAGTGATGACAAACAACATACTGCTGTTCTGTTTTCATCAGTCGCAAGATGAATCTCATTGCAAAGATTTGAACCGTGAATTTTTAATCCCAACTTCTTCTGCGCTTCAGGTAGATAACGATTTGCTGTATCAATAAAGTTTAGATATGGCTCGCCTGTACGATAACGAGTTTCGAGTAGCATTTCCCACAGCTTGCGAGCAGGCATACTATCTCTTACTTCATGCGTGTTAGGATCTTTTAGATCCCACATCGCACCATCCATCACGGCAATCATAAAGTCATCAGTGAGATTGACTGCATGATGAAGATTCAGATTTTTACGATTGACATCCCCTGTAGGAATACGCATCTGAAGAAACTCAATAATATCAGGATGCGAGATGTCCATGTATGCAGCATAGGAACCCTTGCGAGTCTTACCCTGCCTGTATGCTGTCATGTCAGCATCAACAGTATGAAGGAAGGGAATAGGACCAGGAGCAATGTCACTGATAGAACGAACATCGCTCCAGTGACCACCCACGCCGCCACCCTTAACAGACAGCCAACGAAGCTCTGCGGTGTGATCAATGAGTCCTTCAAGCGAGTCGGGGACATATGCGAGAAAACAAGAGATAGGAAGTGCTTTAGCCTTTTCATTTGGTAATGGTGCGTTAGAAAGAATTGGTGAACTGAACATGAACCAACCCTTGCTTGCTGCATCATAGATGCGCTGCGCCAACTCCATGTCCCCTGCGCTATATGCTACTGCCGCACGAGCAAACGCTTCCTGCGGTGACTTCTCGTCTTTGCGACAATAGTAATCTGTTAGAAGTTTAAATGCCTGATCTGAGAGACTCTTGTCCCGACGGACATCAATGCTGATGCCCAAATGTTCTCTTGCCATAGTCTTTCCTTGTTATTATTCTACAAACGAAGTAGTCAATGGAAAGATCTCTGCGATTACCTTAGCACAGGCACGAGCGACTTCCATATGTTCTTTTTGTGTTCCGTTTGCGCTTCTTAACTCAATATAATGAATCCATGAACGAATTGTTCCATTCATGTACATGCGTGACATCGTCAATCCTTCAGGTAGTACAGCACGAGCCTGTTCTTTTGCGATGCCGTGATCAACTGCCCAAGTATATGCTTCTTGTGCTGCTTTGATCAAATTCTTTTGATGTTGTTCCCATTGATACTGAAGACGACGATTCTCGTCATCATTCATATCCAACTCTACGCTGTTCTGTCGATTGACGGTATCTTGTAGTCTTGCTTCTCGAACCACAAAAGACAAGTCCTGAGTTGGGTCGGCATATCTTTGTGAGAATTCTTGAAATGAGAATGAACGATGGCGTAGGATCTGTCTCGCAATATCTCGAGTAGTTTCAATCTCGAGGCAAGCGGATACTGTTTCCAGAGGTGACCAATGTTTGTGGTTAACCAGATATCTAATGAGTCGTTCGGAAGTTTCTGTGTTAAGTTGATTGCTTGGATTGCTAACTCTAGCGCAGAAGGCGACAAGGTCTTGTACATTTTCTAATCCTTCGTGAGACATTTCCTCACTTGGCTTGCTATAACTAATCAACTTTACATTCATGCAAAACTCCCCCACTTATTCACCCAGTTTTCTGCTGCGTCATAGGCATATTGTTCGTTATGCCCTTTACACTCAATTAATCTTACGAAATGTGCACCATCATAACAGTCAACACACCAAACATCTTCACCTAAACTTTTATCAACAAAGACCACTGCCTTGCGGTCATTGTCTTCATTATATAACTCACATGTTCTTACCGTCATGCTTTTCTCCACTCACTTAGTTTCGCTTTTGCCGCTAGACCTTTGAAGGTATTGTTACTTATAATCGCTTGAATTTCATCGACATCTCTCCCACCAAGAACCATATCATTGATGTCCTTTTCTTTTACATAGTCGGGGAAGAGACTTATACTGTAACCCAAATCAATAATTTTTTCAATGCGTTTTAGAATATCTTTATTGCGTGGCTCATTGTCGAATACAAACACAAGATCAGTCGTGCCAACCATTTGTAATGCATCAGCAGTAAGATCTGCGCCACCCATGGCAACAGCATTATCTAGGAACATTGAGTCAATTGGACCTTCAACGACATAGACTGTTTTGCTGCGGTCAATACTGTCTGCACCAAAAACCTTTGGTGCATTCTCATCAATCTTTATTGTTATATATCGAAGCGATGTCTTACCAAACGCCCTACCCTGGAATCCAATCAATTGTTTGTTCCGATCAATGAAAGGAATTATTAAGCGTGGTTCATCCTTCTCAATATCGCCAAACTTGCTTGGTGCAAATAGTTTGGCAAACTCATAGAATTTAGGAGCATAGAAAAGTTTGTAATGAAATCTCTGTGGGATCTTTCGACCAAGCACATACTGCTTGACTGGATGTTCAGGATCCAGCTGTGATACTTTCTTGAGTTTCCCAAGCGGAGTCTTCAGATACTCTGGTCGTTTCTTGAAACGCAGTTCGGTTTTGGTCTTGGGAGAAGCAGGAGTGCGTCTCTCGCTGCCAGAGAACTTCTCTAGCGCATATTCCTTGTAGAGTTGGGGATTGACATGCTTTAGAAAATTGGGAAGCGTAGCACCCTTCCCACAGTTGTGACACTTGTAAATTGGATTACCTTCTTTCTGAAAGATATATCCTCGTGCCTTGGTCTTGTTGGTTTGAGAATCTCCGCAATACACGCATCGGAAATTATATGTTCCGTTGCCTTTGTTCTTGAAGTTTTCTAGAGAGGCAGAAACGAGTTGAATGTACTTGGTGTCAATATAATCCATGTACTCATTATATGCTTTTCCTCACATCAAGACAACAAGTTTTTCAGCGCATCCAGTCCACCGAGAAGCAGCCAACCCATGGTGATGCCACCACCAATAACAATCCACTTCATCGTTTCAAGATCACTGATGCGATTGTGGATGTTGTTCAAAACATCAGATTCTGCTTTTGCGTGTTCACGCTGCTCGTCTTTCATCTCACGAATTTCTTTCATGATCTCTTTATGAGAGACAGCGATTTCTTCGTAGAGTTCGTCTTTCAAGGTATTGATCCTTATGTGTAGGTTTTCGATGTGTCTTTCGGTCTCCACACGACGATCCTCCATAAGTTGAAAGTAGTCTATCTCACCAGAGTCGTAGACATAATTTGCGGGTACTTTGCGAGCATTCATTAGTCAGCCAACCATTTCATCGGCTAATTTCCTCCCAATCGAGTGAAGCAAAAACATCAGCACCAGCAGAATTAGTAGCACATACAAGTGTTAATTCATAAGGAGTTCCAGTCAGTCCATTTC